CGTCAATCGCTCTGACACTACTTATACACAAGAAACGGACACACTAATGGCTAGCCTCGAAACGACTGACTATCTCCTCGTTAATCGCAGTGACTCTACCTACAAGATTACTGGTGCTGATTTTATTAACTCAGTCATTGACCCTCTAGAAATTACTGTTGTCATTGCTCCAAACCCACCACTCATCCGTGAGAATGCTGAAGCTATTCCCGTTGTAACTGGTGGCAAACAACCTGATGGCGGTTACGTCTTCACCTATCAGTGGCACTACGCTGATGACCTGCTTGGTACAAACAAAGTAGATATCCCAGGTCAGACCGCATCTACTTATGTAGTACCCGAATCAGATATCACTAAGTTCATTGGTTGTACCGTCACCACAACTGACGCCCTGAATACGACAGCATCAGGCACTGGTTATGGCGGACCTGTATCAGCAGTTGAGATTGCTCCGGTTATTGATGAAGTAATCCTCACTGAAATCTACGATGGTGAGAACCGTTTCACAGATAAAGAGTTCCCATACACAACAGTAATGGGACTAGATGGAACACCAGACCCAACCTTCGCAGTTAAAGCACGACTGTCAGGAACTACATTTAACTTTGGCGTCGAATCAGACACCATCACCAAAGTAGAAGGCGCAGGTGAAAACGTTTATTCAACTGACAGGATTGCGAGTGTTAGCACATTTATTTCAAGTGGTGTTGATTGGACAGCAGGTGATGGATCGCAAAGTTTTACAGATGTAGACATTACCGATTGGCTTACTGCAAATAATATCACTTCTGTCTCGGGATTTCGTATGGAGCTGTATAGCGGCTCTAGAGGTTCTGAAATCAGGTCTTTCAATATCGATGGGACAGATCTTAAGGGAAGTAATTTAACAGCAACCAATCAAACTGGTGCTTGGTATAGCACAGCTACACCTAATAACTGGCTAGATGGATCCGGCGCTGCTGTTCAAAATAATAATGGTGAAAGTTCATTCAGGTTTGCTGCGCAGGCAATTACCGGGACAGTGACAGTCACGATTACAGCAACTAATGGATACATCTATCTAATCGACGATAACGATCAAGAGTATCCTTTGATGAACTCTGGAACTCAACTTGAAACCCTCACCTTCCCAACCGCCAACAACTTCGACAAGTTTGAAGTGGGTGATGTGGTTCAGAGTGATTGGAATCAGAGTCAAGAGTGGAGCGATGGTGGAGATAACAACATTGGGAACCCCTGGGAATATACATTTGATGGCGACTTATCAACCAAAGTGTCATCTGGTGTCGGTACAAGAACCGTCTGCACATTAAATGTAACGGGTACGGTGTTTGAGATCTATGGTAATGAGAATATATGGAATGAAAGTATTTCCATACAGGCAAATGGTGTCAATGTAAGAAGCGATGAAGTATGGACAGACATCAGTTCAATAGTAAATGGTAATCTAACTTCAGTATCCTGCTTGGATGGCGGGAGCTCTCAATACACTCAAATATCCGCGATACGTGTTGACGGCAAGCTCCTCGTAGACCAATCCGTCTCTAACCCAGACGCAGCCTCAATCACCGCCATCGATGAAGCCGGACCAACCATCACAGTTGATGGGGGCAGCTGGAAAGGAGCGGACGGATCTGGCGACCAGGGGGATGGACGCTATGAGCCAAGTCAGCAGTGGAGCGCTTTACTAACTGGTGCTCAACAAGCGGTTAAGGCGTTTGATGGAAATTTAACTACTCACGCATCTGCTGGAACTGTTGCGGACATTTTTAGTTTTACCACTTCGTTTGAAAATGTCTCATCTATGAGAGTCAAATTTCGATCAGACGGTGATATTCCACAAAATCCTATCAGCATTAGTGGAAATGGATTTGATACTCTCGAAGCTCAAGGAACACTAGGCAACAGTCAATCAGACAAATGGCAGACTATTACAGTCACAAGTTCAAATGTTTCAGGAATTACAATTGCTGGTTCAAGCACTACTGGAGCAACCTTGTGTGCTCTTGAAATAAACAATACTATCCTCGTTGACTCATCCATCCCTGGCGGATTAGGTGCCACAGACATCACCAAGACCGAAGCTTATAACACCAAGCTGACCGTTGCTAGTGACAAAGATTTAAACATCATCACTGGTGGCATCTATATGACAGATGGCACACCCAAGCAAGACGGTAGTGGTGAACTTGAGCCTGCTTCTTATACGCCACAGACCAGTGAGATTGCGAGTGTAACTGAAATTACTTCAGTAACTTACCGATATGTAGTAGCTGTAGCTAATGATTGTCGTACACTTAATTGGTCCAATGCTGTAGACCAACAGACCGTAAATATTGGCGTGTCTCCACCAAGTGGTGCCAATGTTTATCAAACAATGTGGAAATTAGATTCTCCTGCAACTACAACTTATTTAAACACCGGGTCTACTACTGCTTCCTTTAACTTATTTAAAAGTGAAACAGGTCAAGGTGACTGGGTTTATGACTCTAGTGGTGTCTCAAGCTCCACGATTGGTGCGATTAACTCTTCTAGTACGGCAACTTATTGGCTGGCTATCAGAGTTGGAGGTGGCACCGGTGAGACCGATGTATTTCCAGATAGGGTTAAAGCTGACCAAGTAATGTCTCGTAACGGTTATTATGTTACTGCTGATGGCAATATAACCCTCACCTTCAACAACCCCAACCCCGACCTTCAGTATTTTGAAGTGGGTGACTTGGTTCAGGGTCAAGGAACACCAACACTAACAGCAACAACTGAAAACAATGTTGACGAGTGGGTAACAAACTGGAACGACACTAATGGATGGACAAGCAGCACTAATAATATGACTATGACTTGGAATATTTCAGGTCCAGCTAATATTGTGTTTAAAGGAGTAAGAAAATCATCGGATAATCCGACGATGACATTGTCTGTTGATGGAGTTCAAGTCGATAGCGTAGCTTGGGGGACTGCTATGAACGAAGTTTCAGCAATATTACCCGCTGGAAACAATGTAGTTACATTGAAGGGCAGCAGAACGTTCCGTTTATACAGCGATCAAAGTACCATCGACGGTCAATTTTTTAAAATTAATCAGCAAGTATCAATCACTGCCATGGACACAGCCGCCAACACGATGACTGTTGATGGTGGTTCATGGTACGGACAGGATGGATCTGGTGATTCCGGTGATGGACGCTATGAGCCAAGTCAAGAGTGGAGCCAAGGCGTTAGCGGATGTACTGCCGGAACAGCAGAAGGAATTTTCAACGGTGTGACTACCGATGGAGGAGGTGTTCTAAGTAATCCTATTAATACTCCAATGACTATTGATTTCGATGGTCTACCCGCTGGAGAAGTTATTGTTACATTAATTGGAGATGGTAACGCTACGTGGAGCTTACAAACTAATACGGAACCAGCTGAAACATTTGCAGGTCAAAGCACTACTGTAATCACAAAAAATCTTGGTAACATTACTCTTTCAAAGCTAACTTTCCAATCAATTTCTCAAACTGGTGCGATTGGTGGTGGTCAAATTTATTCAATTTCTGTTGGTGGCAAACTCCTCGTTGATTCATCCATCCCAGGCGGTGGTGGCGAAACAAACGTCACAGGTTCAACCGAAACAGCAGAAGGTACCATCCTTCAAGTTGAAGGTACTGAAGTAGACCTCTCTGCTTCTTCCGGTCGTTGGATTGCTAATAACAAAGCTGGTATCCCGTTCTCGTTTGTTCCTTCAACCCCAATCGTTGATACACAGAATGAGGCATACGGTAAGCTTCAAATCATTAACGACAAAGCACAAGTCACCGGCATTCAAGCCACTGACCCCTGGCTTCCTTAATGTCACCGCAAAGGATTACAGCATTCAGTTCCCTAGTGTCTTCGCAACAGGTAATGCTCCTGATGTAGACCTACCAGCTGGTTGTGCGATTTCAGCAATCGTTAAAGCAGAGAATGGCGCTGGTGCTTCTGTTAAAGAAAGCAACGTACTGCTTCCACAGACGCCAAACCCCGAGGGTTCTGCTGGTCCTATTACTGATGTAGAAGGTGGTGGTACGAACGTTTATACAACTGACACCATTGCGAGTGTCGATGTTACTAACGCTTGGGATCAAAGTGAAGTTTGGAGTTCTTTAATTTCTTCTCCACAAGGATTTCAATCGGCCAAAGAACTGGCATTTAACGGTAATCTAACAAATAATTGTCAGACTGGTGCTGGCAATCCCGCCTATATTACCTTTAACAAAACCTTCACGAATGTAACTAAATTAGAAGTTCTCGGAAGAGTTGTCAGTCCCAACCCTGGCACTCTTGTGATTTCAGGTAACGGCATAACAACAACTAATTCTCCTACTAATGGAATGAATAAAGTTGAAGTTCCATTAACATCTTCAACCATTAGTAACCTTCGCTTCCAAATCAATGAAGTACAGCAAGGTGTAGGAATTACAGGAATATGGATTAATGGAATTTTGTTGGTGGATACCGGCATCACTGGTGACCCTGGAGCAGGTGAACTACTCACTTTCCCAACTGACAACAACTTCGACAAGTTTGAAGTGGGTGATGTGGTTAACGGAGGAGAAAAGATTAATACTATTGAAGTAACTAATTATTCTAGTGTCCAGAAAATTATGCTAGATGGAAAACCATTGCTGACAGATTACTCATCTTTGGTTACCGCTTCTGATGGTGTTACTCCTATAAACGCTGGACCAGCAGGGCTCTATGTTGCTTCTAATATGTTTAATGGCGATACTTCTAACTATTGTCAAAACCAAGACAAGACAGGAATTCTTATCAACTTGTCTTCTGTAAATGTAAATGCTGAAACAATTCAAGTTTTTGGCAGCAATGGCGGTGGCTCAACGGCTGAACTAAAAGTAAATGGTCGCGTTCTAACAACTAAAACTACAGTAAGCGATAGATACGAATTAGAGACTTATGCACTTGATACAGTAAAAATCACCGCCATCGATGCCAGCGTCCCTTCAATCACCGTAGACGGTGGCGAATGGGTTGGTACTGATAACTCTGGAACAGTCGGTGGTGCCACAGACATCACCAAAACTGAAACTTACGGCAGTAAGTTAACAGTAGGAACTAACGCAAACCTTGACACCTTCATCGCTGATGATGCTTTGGTAATGGTTGATGCCACCGGAGCAGTCGCAAGTTATACGCCACAGACTAGTGAGATTGCGAGTGTTGGTAGCGCAGTTGAAAAATACTGGGTGCAAGCCTCAAACTACAACAATAACTTTGTTCCTGATGACTTAAACAGCGTTTCTCCTGCTTGGACAGATGGGCCTAGCCCTAATCCAATTGGTACTGGCAGACAGTATTATGACTTGGGCAGTGTTAATGCAATAGCAATTACTACTGATGCAAACCAAGCTATTGCAGTATCAAATGACGGATCAAACTGGACGACCCTGACAACTGCTGCAGGCTTTGGGACTACAAAAGTTATTGGTCGATATGTGTTCTTGGCTGGATCAAGTAGTGCATACGGTTTGACAATTGCTCTAACACAACTCACCTTCAACACCCCTAACCCAGACCTTCAGTTCTTCAGACCTGGCGATAACGTTGGTACGTCTAGTGGCTTTACACCGGTCCTATACACAGGTAACGGTGGCACACAGTCAATCACTGGTGTTGGTTTCAGTCCTGATTTGGTGTGGATAAAGAGTAGAACTGGCTATTCTCATAAGTTATTTGATACAGTTAGAGGTCCACAAAAATACATTGAAAGCGACTTAACTGTTGCAGAAACTACATCTACAATAGCTCTGTCATCTTTCGATTCAGACGGATTTACAGTAGGTTCATTGCCTGATATTAACTATAGTGGGGATGGTTTTGTAGCCTGGTGCTGGGATGCTGGCGACACAACCGTCACTAATAACGACGGATCGATTCAATCGCAGGTTAGGTCTAACGGTAACTTCAGTGTTGTTAGTTATACGGGTGTTGGGTCATCTGGAAACGTAGGTCACGGTCTTATCGCCGCCCCAAGTTTTTACATCGTCAAGGCACGCACAACAACCAGTTCGCCCTCGTGGCGTGTTTATCACGTATCACGTGGACCTACTAAACAAATATTTCTTGAGAGTAGTAATGCTGAACTAACTGAAACAGATGCTTGGAACGATACAAGCCCAACTTCATCAGTGTTTTCTGTAGGCAATAAAGCAAATGAATCTTCTGCTGATTACATCGCCTATTGCTGGGCGGAGACGCCTGGTGTATCTAGCTTCGGTGAATACACGGGAACTGGTAACTCATCTCAGAAGATTACAACTGGGTTTAAGCCTGCATTTGTGCTACGCAAATCTGCTAGCTCTAATGTCTCAAACTGGTCCTTAATGGATACAGCCCGTGGTGGGTTAGTTGATAATAACTCATTACTTAGAGCAGATACAAATGCGGTTGAAGAGGTAGACGCTTTGTCGGCAATCACCGTCGAAGATGATGGATTCACTATTGCAGCTCAAAACAGTAGTTTTGGGATGAATGTTTCTGGAGTAACCTACATCTACGCAGCCTTTGCAGGTTCCGACCCTATCAACATTGTTGATGTTGATGTAGCAGCCAACACGATGACTGTTGATGGTGGTGTATGGGAAGGATCTGATGGGTCCGGAAGTGGCACCTGGAATCAAAGCCAGGTTTGGAGTGATAACGCAACAACATCCACCCCCGCTCATCCACCAACAGGAGCATTTGACGGAATAACTTACGGAGCTTTAATTGAAAATGCAAAGATAAGTAGGCAGCTAGAGGTAGACTTTTTATTGTCAGATAATATAATTGGAACTTTACAAGCTTGGTCTTCTTTTCAGGAAGTTCTTCCTTCCGCTTCAAAATGTTATATAACAGAATCAATTAATGGTACTGAAACAGAAAGAGACGTTACAGATGTTTTAATTTCAAAAACACTTATAAACAGCCCAAGTGCATTGCAAGGATTAGCTTTAGGAGGAACAGTTGATCTTTTAGGACCTTTACTAAAACTTAGATGCACTTCAGCCGCTAGTAATGATGGGATTTACATTAGTGGGATTCTTATTGCGGGCAAGCTCCTCGTTGATTCATCCGTCTCTGGCGCTCCTGTTGGCGAAACAGTCGTCACCGGTTCAGAGATGTCTGGTACTGGTACCTTCGTTTCAACCAACGGCATTGACTCGATGTTTGTTGATAACAGCAACAACGAGTGGATTTCTAACGACAACCGCTTAGGTGAAGAGTTCTTTATCAAGAAACTATTCACTGCTCTTAACGCAAATGACCCAGCACACGTCGCAATGCAACAAGCAGTCACTGCTGCTTTCGCTGCTTTCCCACAGAACGCAGCTGCTCGTCGTACATCAATCGCATCTAGTTTGTATCGCTTGATGGCTGGTGAAACACTATCAGCAGAAGAATCCGCAGCACTAACCGCAACAGTTCGTACCGCAGTTAATGCTGTTGAACCATTCGCACTTGATGGCTACTACCCTCTGTATTACACAGCTGCTGCCGCTAATGCTGCTAGTTCAATAAATGACCATCACACGCACGATATGAACGGTGAAACGTTCTATATGCCTGATGGCGGTACCATCTATCACGGCACTTATTTAGCACCAGAAGAAGAAGCAGAAGTTACTCCAACTCCTGCTCCAACACCAACGCCTACACCTGAGCCAGATAGCGGTTATTAAATTTGTTCGAGGCAAGCAGAGCCCTGACTTCACGCAAGTTTGGGCTCTCGTACTATCCAGTTGATTAAGGTTCTACAGCAATCAAAATCAAGGCAAATAAACGAACAAGGCTCACCTTCGTCAAAGCGCTCAATAATACATTCGTACTGGTCGGGCATTATCTTTGTATGCTTGAACTGGGTAACATCACTGGCTAAGCCTTCAGCGTGCTGGCGTTCAGTATTAACTGCTCTAGTCACATACTCCAGGTTGCTCGGCAGATTATTCCGCTTGTTTGTATCTTTGTGGTCTATCGTAAGTGATTGGTCGCCTTCAACAAACGCTTGACCGACCAATCTATGTAAAAGAAAAGTTCTACCTTTGTTATTTTTCCAAAGCTGAACGACAGAATATCCTCTTCGCTTTTCAATAGTAATAGTCTTAAGCGTAGTGCTTCCTACTCTTCTAACTTCTGCGTGATTACTTACTTCGTAGTTTTCAAACTCTGGAATAATTTTCCATATTTTTTGGGACATAGTTTATCTCATCTATATCCCTATTATAACTCCATTCACATTACATAGTGAGGTGCTTATTTAATCTGTTGTAAGCAAATATTATAGTAACGAATACGGTCATCGATGCCGTTCTGACCGCCGTTAATTCGTTGAGTTACCTGATAAACATCAGCGCCACTATCAATCAACTCGTTCATACGGTTGTCTTCCCACCAGTAACCTGCTGATGTAAACGGCAGGTTTTCTGCTACATACTCAACACCTTCCATCACACGGGGGTCACCTAGATACTCCGCCAATCGTGAGTAGTTGTATTTCCCAGTCAGCTGGATGTAGCCCGCACCTTTGTACTTAGGACCATCACCAGGTGATGTATTACCTAAGTCATCACGACCGTTATACGCTTCACCACTGGCAATCTCTTTCTTATAACGACCGCCACCACTCTCGTGTCCTGTCTGTGATAGGAAGTGACGGATGCGTGGAGCAGTTGTAATCTCATACTTTTCCAAGCACGAGTTCATCTCATCAATTTCGTAGTCGTGGATTAAATCAGCAGAGCATCCCCAGATAGCAGCCAACTGTGCTTTGGTTACATAAACTTCATCAGCAGTCTTAACTGGTGCTTCTTTCTTCGGTCCTTCACGATAGATTTTAATCCAAGATGATGTCTCATCTTTACTAATCAAATCTAAGTAACGGTAGAGCTCCTTAACACCTGCTCGCTGATGTGGCTCATCCTTATAATATTTGAAGAAATTAACAAACTCATCTACAGAAATTTCAGGCATAATAAATATAACTCTATTGTCACATTCTACTTTAGAATAGTATTAACATAGGGCTACATTATGACCACTGAAGAACGAGCAAATTTCTGGAAGATTGTCGAGAGTGGTTCTAATCCACTGCTCTCTGTAATGTCTGGTCTCGTAGAAAAGTGGGGAATGCCAGCAATCATTATGGCAATGGGTGATGTCGCCAACGTGCTATCAGAAGACGCAATAGATGCTGACAACCTCACTGCTAATCAGCGTGGGCTAATCAAAAACTGCTGTGCTCAAGTCTCTAACCTTAGTGACCTGATGCACGCTGAAATGGACTTTATCAAAGCAAACGAATGAGTGAAGCAGAACGCACCAACTGGGAGAAAGTAAAAGTAGCTTTAGAAGAAGCAGATAAAACCGACTGCTATTTCTATCGGCGTGCTGTAGCAATAGCTGAGGGTGGGGAAGACCCGATGACTGACCAATGGAAGTAGCACCACTGCTACCACCAATTCCCTTTACCAAGTGCGTTTCAAATACCAGGTCCAACCTTGGATATGCCACTGGTCAATACACCACGATGGACACCAATACCTCCACGCATAAGAGATATACCAGGACCAGGAGTTCCGCAAACAGAACCTAAACCTGAACCTACAGAAGAGCCCGTAAGTAAGCCGCCACCAGTTCAGCCAGCACCACAGATACCACCTACGATTACACCAGAGCTACCACCTCTGCCTGTAGTACCACCTGAGAAAGAAGAAGCAGTAGACAACGTAATCATTATTCCACTAACTGAAGTAGAGATACCTTTACCTAGTAACGAAGTAATGATTACAACTTCAGTGACAGCAACTGTCGCAGCTGTTGCTTCTGTAGGTGCCTGCATTAGTAGGTAAAAGTTTTTTTGATTACCTTTTGAAGCTCATTAAGCCCTTATTGAAAATCATTCTCAAGAAGCTATCTAAAGCTCGGGGGAAGCCTCAGCCGACGTGGGCTCGTCAGCGACTAGAACATCGGCGCAAATCGCATAAAACGGACTAGCCGAATGTATCTGATAACCACTCTGATGAATATTAATGCACTCTTTAATACGCACAAGCTCATAGTCCAACCGTCCCTTCTCTAACCTCTGTCTCGCTAATGCTTTACACAGCTCTACTGAACTACCGTCCAAGGGCATCGATAGACTAATTTGTCCCCCATAGTTTCTGTTGGTTGCATACACAGAAGTGAAAGACTCAGTCTGTAAATAATAAGGAGTAATGCTAATAACTGGACCATTACAGTAGTGCCCCGTAGCAAACGATTGTGTACTTAATGAGCCTTGATTAATCTGTACAGCTTGGTTAGCAACAGACCCACTGATAGCAGCAACAGGATTAGCAGCGACACTCGTATTACCTTCAGCCCAAGCAGGACTACAGCAAACTATTGCGAGAAGACCGATAAAGTATTGGTAGTAGTGTTTGTTTCGATTGTTCTTGTCACATCTTCTGTCTCTACTAGACCTGCTGCTCGTGTGATTATCTCTAGTTGCCATGGCTGTGAAGGATCTACGACATAAAACTCGGCACTGCTACTTGTAATATCAATAGTTCCAGTAGTAGGGCTAGTAGCAGTAGCGTCCTGTACTGGCTGTACGTTATCTCCGTTCCAAGTATTCACAGCACCGCCAAACCGTTCAATAGCAATCGTTTCAGTCACTTCTTGAGTAGCAGTAACTGTCTGTGTCATAGACCCAGTCGTAAAATTAGGCGTCACTGATTGTGCGCTAACAGGTCCAGCAATCAGCAATAATAGAAGTAGGCGATACATACATCTGCTTACAAGTTGCTTTAACTATTGTATCTTTTTCTCACTGTATCCTCATGGACAATCCTAAAAAGAACAATATAATACGACAACTATTTCATAACATCATCCCTGCTGGTGTACTGACGTGGTCGCTTGCTGTACTCACAGCGAGTTACTTTGGCATGGCTAAAAGTGTTGACTCTGCTTTTATCAGCTCACTAGTCACAACAGTGCTTGCTAGCTACGGCATTACTAAAGTACAAGAGAAAAAAGACAAAAGTGATGAAGATTTTTAGCTAAACTATATAAAGCATCTGTTAATAACTCATGGCTGATAGGGCTGCCGCTAAATCAAAAGCACAAGCTCACGGCAAGAGCAAAAAGAAAGGTGCTATGGATGGTATGACCGTTAAAGGCGGACATAAACTATCTGTTAAAGAAGGCGCAGGACTGACTGCTAAAGGTCGTGCATCTATTAACCGTAGAACTGGTAGCAATTTAAAAGCTCCTGCTCCTAACGGTAAGCCTGGTACTAAAGCAGGTGCCCGCAAGAAATCATTCTGTGCTCGCTCACGTGGCTGGACTGGTGAACGCGGTAAAGCAGCACGTAAACGTTGGAACTGTTAATCCATGTCTAAAGAAAAAGCACAAGACTTTCTTGAGAAAAAGAAAGCAGAAGCCAAAGCTAAAAAAGATGAGCAAAAGTCTAAAGCTGATAAGGCTAAAGATAATCTCAAAGGTAATCCGTTTGGTGGAACCAGACGAGGCTAATGTCTAAAAAGCAACAGGCACAAGCTTTCCTCGATAAGAAGAAAGCCAAAGTAAAAAAAGACTGTGGGTGTAAGCATGGCTGATGGAGTAGCAACAAAGAAAGACCCAAAGAAATGGGCTGCCGCTAAATCAAGAGCGAAAGCAAAGATGGGTGGCAAGCACTCTGCTCGTGCTATGCAACTTGCAACCAAGTACTACAAAGACAGTGGTGGTGGCTACGAAGGTAAGAAACCTTCTGCAAAAAATAACAAGATGAAAAAGTGGACCAAGGAAGATTGGGGTACTAAGTCAGGCAAGAATTCAACAGAAGGTAAAGGCGCAACAGGTGAGCGTTACCTGCCGAAGAAAAAGCGTGACGCTATGAGCGACAAGCAGTACGCACGCACGACTGCTAAGAAACGTGCTGATACAGCCAAAGGGCAAGCAGTACTCCAAGCAGCCTGACTGACGTGGTACAATCCCGGTAAGCCTGTTGGTGTGGTGGTGCAACACCCACACTATTTGTTACTTAGCAGTAGCATTCCAGCAGGTGTTGTTTATAACCACTCATGAACGTCTACGAACTTGCGGATTTCGCACACCGTCTCAAGCCTATTGAGCCGGGCACATACAAACTCTGGCTAAATGCAGTTGACCCTATTGGTGAACTAGCGGTGTCAGACATAGACGAGGCTCAAGTCACAAGGTACAGGATGGAACGTCTAAAGCCTTGGGGTAGCTGGTGTGGAGGCACTTTGAAGATGCGTCTTGCCTCTCTACAATCAATTTGGAATGTAGGTATCAAAGCAAAGCTAGTAGACACAAACCCTTGGCTTGGTCAAGGAGCAGACTACACAAAGTCAAAGCGTAAGTACACACAACAGTCGTGGAATTACTTCCATGAGTTTCACAAAGACCCTATGTTCCTGTGTATCTGGCATCACGGCATGCGTTTAGGTGAAATTGGAGGCATCTTGCCTGAAGAAATAGTTCTTAATGAAGAGATTCCGTACTTTGATTTAAAGCACAACAAAATCCGTAAATTAAAAAATGAGGAGTCAGTAAGGCAGGTTCCTATTCACCCTGCTTGTATCCCGTTTGTGAACGCACTCAAAGTACATAGCAGCTCTAGCTCATACTCACCAGGAGATATGTGGAGCAGAAAGCTGAAGCGCCGCACTGGTTATCCAGCACATTCTCTTCGTCATAACTTCATCAACCGAATGCGGAAAGCAGGCGTTGAATACAGTATTGCCATGCGTCTCGTAGGACATACTCCTCAGGGAACTACGGCTGACTATGGTGATGTATTCCTAGAGGACCTAGAACAGGCAGTACTAAAGGTAGGCGAGCTACAAAAGCTACGCTAACTACGCTAATCCCTATATACTGTTTTTAAATAATAGATATATAGGAGCTACGTAGGATTAAATAATAGATATATAGAAAACTACTGTAGTTAGCGTAGTTTAGTAGTTAAAATAAAGATAACGTTAGTCCTCATTAATACAATGGCTATCCTAGAATCAGCAATCTTCTGGATTGTTCTTGCAGCTGCTAGTGAAATCATTGCTCTGACTCCATTGAAGTCCGAACAGCATGATTCAGCTTGTGCTTAGTGCAGTGAACACCATGAAGCCGGGCTCTGAAAAAAAGGACTAGGCAATATTCCCAGTGATGGGAAATGGATCTTCAGGTTTGACACACGCTCAGACCTGGAGAGAATTCAGCGTGCCATCCAAGCAAAGAAGTTCTACACCACCCTTCCGCATAAGCTTGATGCGGCAGAAGAAGAGTGGATTGAAACGCAGCCTGTTGAAAAGGCTGAAGACAAATGGGAAACCAAAGAGACCGGCACGTTTGGTGAAGACGGATGGTCTATCTCAACTAGCTATAAGGCTGTGGAAAATGATGATTGAAACATTCGTGCCCGTTATTATTGCTGTAGTTACAGGTACTGCTGTGCTTTTTAATAAAGTAAATCATCGTGTAACTCTGTTAGATAGCAAGGTAGATAAGCTTGAGCTAAAGTTAGTTGAAACATACACTCCTAAGCAGGAGTTCACAGCAGCAATGCTACGTATGGAGGACCATCTCATTAGGATTGAAGACAAGATGGACCAACTAGTTGCTAAGAAGTGCAATTAATATCACTACATAAACACAGTAGAGACGTTACATAACTATAGTTAAGGCAGTTGCCTAATAACAACTATGGGAATTGCTGAAGACTGGAAGGACCTAATGTTCGACCTCTCTTGTTTATCTAAACAAGTAGCCAAGCGCAGATTTAAAAAGTCAATTAAGTATGGATGGGGTGGGCTCTGTAGCTATTGCAGATGCCAACGTGCCACCACACTGGACCACATAAAGCCGAAAGTCAAAGGGTGGAAGCAGCTTACGTAGCAACTTACTGCCTTGCTGCCTTGAGTGTAATCACTCCAAAGGTTCTCAACCTTGGTTAGTATGGTTTCAAAGCAGTCTTTTTATAATGAGACTGCAAAAGAATTAATTGAAGAATGGATTTCAAACAAAAGATTTGAGGAAGAATTAGATGAACGCAGCACTATCGATAGAACAACGATTTGCACTGACACGAGCACGGTACGAAGTCAATCGTATGAGCCGCCCAGCATTGGAGAAGACATGCTTGCGACTGCTTAAGTCACGCATGGAGCAGAAGAACGGTGTGCAACAGACACTAATGTCTAATGGCATCATGTTTAAGATTGACGAGCAGCAGACATGGCCTGCCTGAAATCATTAGTGAAGAGACATTTATGGACCTGCTGATGATGTCAGATGACCCGATGCCAACTGACATTGATGACGAGAGTTATGAGAACGAAGACCTTGATGATGATGGTCTTATGATTGGATAATTTAGGCTAGACTATCGCTAGCTAACAAATAGATATGGCACTAGAGTATATAGTCGGACCTGTACTAGCACTTGCTGCTTAGTATAAAGTTTACTGATTACAAAACTAAAGAGAAGGACGCAAAGATTACAGAGCTTGAAAGCAAGATTGAATTGATTGAAACAGAAACACCTAAGAAGCTGATGGCTACGCTGATGCCTGTAGCTAAAGCAGTGCAAAAGCTTAACCAAGAAGTGGGTCTGTGAATGTCAAAGAAGCTAAGCGCATTGCGTTTGGCAGTACTGCCATGCAACTCATTGGACGAGTACCACAGTGCATGGCAATGGCTGTATGACAATGATGTAGAACTACAGCAAGCAGATATTGATTACTTAGACAAACTCATATGTGATGGCAACGTAATACCTAGAGAAGATTACTTCAGTACAATAGATACATAACGAAGGTAGTGCCGTGCAGAAATTTGGTGTCAAGAATGGACCCGTTGATAGGCGGAGGCTTAGTGATCAAGACAAGCAGGCATACAACAGTAGCGGTGCATATGGCGAACGAGCTCAAGCAGTAGGACGCACACGAGCGTTCCGTGGTCGGCGTGCTTATGACGCTAAGCGACCTATTGCTTCTACACCACAGGCTCCAGGCACAGGTGCATTTAACCCTGATGGTGAAGGCATTCAGCAATCACGTAACCGAGAGATTGGTGTAAACACACGGAAGAGTGAAAGCTTTAGACCTGAAATGGATAACGTTTACAAAGATATCTATGACTAAAAGAAACGACAAAAAACCCCTCCGTTAGGAGGGGGAACAGTAGTTATTTATCAGAAGCGGTAGGTTGCACCAACCTTGGTACCCAATGTAAGGGTATCCACGTCAAATTCTTGGTCTTCCGTGAGGAATGCGACTTCTCCGTAGAGTTCGAATGATTCTGAGACATCGGCAGTAACACCAAATTTACCAGACACTTCGGTCTCCAAGTCTTCATCTTCAATAGAGATGAAAGCAGGACCTGCCTGTACATATAGGGTAACAGAATCGCTAGCTTCAAACTCATAGCCAGCGTGCACTTCAGTCACAGCGGCGGTGAAGTCGTCACCAACCCAGCCTGCATTGTTCTCAACGTTGGCATAAGGACCAGCGAAAGCAGGAGCAGACAAAGCAGACAGAGCTGCAACGGCAATAATAGATTTCATAATAGATGTAATACGTATGTATAGCGATTTATACTCATCGCTTAGATTATTATATGTTATAAAAGAACAAAAAAAGACCCTCCGATAGGAGGGATATACACTTATTTAATTGTCAATTAGTGGCAGTAACTAACGCCACGATAAGTGAAACAACCGTGACGCTCTACTGGGGTAGTAGGATTGAAACTGTGGGAATACCACGGTACGCGGTCTCAGAAAGGCGGTGAACACGCAGTTCGTTCTGTGCACGACGGTACTCTTTACGAGCATTCTCGACAGCACGGGCTTGAATTTGGGTCATTGGAAACTCCATAGTGAGGTGTAGTTTCCCGTTCCTTCCTCTCATTCGTAGAGTACTTGCGTCCCCTATGTTAGGGGATGAACGTATATATAGTCTAGCTAATTTAGTGGGTAGCTGCCCAGTTATCTCCATGGTCAGCAGCATGCAGCCAATAGGTACACGCAGGTTGTAATACTTACCAGCTTCAGGTGCTGCTGCTTCTAACAGCATCTTCATGCGATCAACTTCAGCAGGTACGACAGACATCTGCACTTCATCGTGCACGTAGGCACAACGGGTGTAGTCAACGTCATATGTAAGTCCCTGCATCGTTAACAGTTGCTGTCCAATCACCACCCATCGCTTGGAGATGATTGCTCCGGCAGACTGAAGTAAGAAGTTGGGACTACTGTGCTCAGCACGACAGAATATAGGACGCCCATCAAGGCCCCTAAGGCGACCAGTTGACCGAACTTTAAGTTTAACTGCATCTACTAATGGCTCCAATCCAGGGATAGCGTCAAGGAATTTGCGGCGTAACTCACCGCCAAGTGTTTTCTTCTGTGCATCTGACAGCTCAGGCTGAAGACTATGGCCAAGCTTCACGTCACCGGCACCATATATGAACGCATACGTGAGGGTCTTGACTTGTGTACGTGTACACCCCACACGGTCAGCGTTCTGCTGATGGATGTCGCCGTTGACAACAACCTCAGCGAAGGAGCCTTCATCAAAGGCTGCTAGGTAGTGCCCAAGCAGTCTTAATTCCAGACCTTCTAAGTCAGCACCCACCATGACATGACCAGGGTGTGGAACAAATAGTTCACGTGCCCATGGTGCAGAGACGACCTGGCCCAAGTTGGGACCACGGTGAGCATTACGTCCCGTCTGTGTTGACAGTGTGCAGCTGTGGTGGATACAGCCGTCCCCCTCAATAGAGTTGAACCAAGAGTTGGTTCCCTCGGACAGCTGACCCAGCCACTTCTGCAAGGTCAACAGACGGATAAACATCTCACACTCGTCATGTAGCTGCTGATTACCAGCAGACAGTGCAATGTCCCGCACCTCAGAGAGAGTTGCTTCATCAACCTTAGGCTTACCAGTCTCTGTAATCCTTGTGAAACGAGCACCACGGAAGGTCTGCAATGCCCAGGCAATGTTCTGACGTGACGTCGGATTGAAGTCAGTCAGGCGTGTCATAGGAGCACCTGCTACATAGCCACGCTTCTTATCTGCACGCTTAGGGAGTAAAGACTTTACCCGGTACAGTACAGATATATTTTGGCAATAGCTTCAGTAATAGAATCAAACTCATCTTGGAGCTGTGCACGTACACGCACGGCAGCATCCATATCAAAGCGAAACCCTGATGCTTCTTGCTGAGCCATAAGCATGGCCATATCCATTTCGAGTTTGATGTAATCAGGCATAAGTCTCCATTCTCCGTTGTAGTAATTCGTATAAACGCAGTGTGACTTGCGTATCTTGGATGCAATAATCAAGCATCTCAGGGGTATAAGTACTCCAGTCGTTACTGTCGTTCTTTGCAAAGTCTCCCTTGAAACACTTTAAGCGATAGCCCCATGCTTCGAGAGAGTGACGTCCATACAAACGCTGAGGCATCCCATCAGGACGACGCTCATAATCGCGGTCACTGATGTTTGGATAGTACAAGGCGAGACATGACAAGAGTGTCAAGCACTTCACCTTGGAAGTCGAAGTCAGGGAACTGCTCTTTGATAAGAGGGATGTCATAGCCAGTGATGTTGTGTCCAATAAGTGCATCAGCATTCTCAAGTTGCTTGATGCCTTGAACGACAGCACGCTCAGGCTTGTAGTCAAAGACAATAGGTTCGTCAGCTGTGTTCATGTCACGCATGACGATGCAATGGATTGTGGAGCCACGACGTAGAAGTCCAGTGGTCTCAAGGTCAAACAGTAGGTTGGTTGTCATCTAAAATTTCAGTAGTAGTTTGTGGGTCATACTCATCGACGACAAAAGTAGATGCGTCGTAGAGTTCTTTTTCAAGTTTGCGTTTAGGTGCTTTGTTAACTCCAAAGCGTGGGTCTTCCTCATCGAAAAGAGGTTCGATTGCGATGCTTAGTTCACGCGCAAGCCGTGCAGCTCGACGGAATTCATCTTTGTAATAAGCTTCCCATTCATGTGCAAGGACAACAATCTTTTTGATACCCATTAGGTAACACTGAAAGACTGAGGCAGAGAAGGGATAGCGTGTTGTATAAACAGTAGCACCAGTAGTAGGTGTACCTCGCTTAGAGCATGTAGCAATAGCATATGTCAGACAATCAATTTCAACTTTTGATGCTGTAAGTATAGACCTGCCATCACCAATAATCTCTCGGTCACGTACAAGAATGCAGCCGCCAGGAGACTTAGGATGCGTTGAAGCAAGTCCTACTGTCTTAGCGATTGACATAAAGTATTTCTCTTTATTTTTAATATAAGTCGGGTCTCCTAATGGTGCAATCATATCCACAAAATAGTACTTTCACTCCTATATTAGGTAGTGAAACACATAGCTGCGACTACATATGGATTACGAAGACTTTCTCAAGAACAATGATAAGTTTGAGTCATGGTGCGGGAAGATTGATTACGACACTATTGATTTCCATAATCAAGCTGCACAGTCAGTGCCGTTTCATTGGGGTGGCAAGGATGTAATCAGCTTTAGTGAGTACGGTAAATCAGACAAGGTCAATAGCCCTGCTCATTACACACGAGGCAGTCAAGAAGCGATTGACATTATTGAAGATGCTATTCAAGATGCACCTGAAGTTAAAGCAGGAATGCTTCAAGCACAGGCACTAAAGTATCTGCTACGACTGTGGCTTAAGGATGACCCTAAGCAAGACGCAGAGAAGGCGAGATGGTATTTGAACCGTCTAATAGATTCGCTATAGTTATAAAGCGCTCGTTAGGGCGCAATCAACAGCGCTTAAAATATACGTATCTATCATTAGCATTCAAGGTCTCATGACTTTGAATATGTGCAGATAAGATATCAGATATTTGATTAGTATCATACTGTGAGTGCTTAAAATAAACACCAATACCTTCGGCTAGCTCTTCAATGTGAGGAGCATACCAAGCAATGATTTTGATTCCATTCCATGGTTCTAAATCACGAGACACCCAACTGTTCAGTTCCTCTAGGCGCTGAGCAGTTTTTATTATGTGCTGCTCGTGTGCTTCAGTTGTAGGCAAATTAAGTTGACCTTGGTAAAGCAAAGCGTGCTTCCACATCAATGTACCGTCACGTTGAATTAATCGGCACGGATGAATGTTTAATCCAGATGGGAAATTGTACATGTAGCTAGGGGTTATATGTTTGCTCATTAGATATTCCCCTTGCTTTCTTCGTAATACTCTAGGTCTTTAGCCCAGCTATCTCCTGCGTACTCATTGTAAATAACACGACCAACATCACGGAACTTGTTATGAAACAGTGTGACTTTGTCAATGTCATTCATCATAGTATCAAGTGGTGGACCATAGACGATGGCATTCCAAGTAGATGGACAGACAGGTTCAAACCCATTAGATGTAGCACGCAGTTGCTTAATACGTTTGAAAGGAATGCAGACTGGGTAGTCCCACATAACTGGTGTAGCTCTAATGATTTCAGATGCACTGGTAAAAAATATAAAGCTATTGATATAACCATTACGGTATTCATTAATAGTTTTATTTAACCAGATACGAGAATTACGTACAGCACCCTTAGGTGCAACCCATACATTCCCATGCCAATGTTCTTTGAGTGGATTACTTTCTAATGATGGAACTGATGTTGCATCTACAAGCACCTGCTGTACAGGGTCAGAGGTAGGGTCAAAGTCAATCCCACCCATGACTTCACGCGCACGCTCAATGAGCTGTGGAGTTGGATAGAGAGGTAGCTTCAATCCAGAAGCTTTCAGTTTGTCAGATAAATTCTGCTGCGAGCGAGCTGAAGCTCTCTTGGCTCCCTCCTGCTTCGACAGCAAATGTTCTTGTTCCAGCATCACTAATCAAGGTAATTAATACGTTTGTTGACCAGTCATTAGTGTCGATTTCTTCCATCAGTCCACGCAAGAACTCAAGGATGTCAGCATCCTCTTCTTGCTCAGCAGTATAGATATCAGCTTCAATAGAACTCCCGGACATAAATGTCGTGGAGTCGTTCATGAGATTGATAACCAACGAACCAGCGCCTTGTGCTTCTACACCTTTGATTGCAATGTTGATGAGGTCAGTCAAGATAAGCTCTGCAGTAGCTGCAAGAAACTTCTGCTCTTGTGATTTCTCATCACCAAACTTTTCAGATTGGAGAAGATTTTGTAGTAGGTCAGTTCGTCTAGACATAATTCAATGACTCTTGTTTGATGTTAAGTAAATTAAAATTCTTCCGTGGGGTTTTCATCATTATCCTGCTGGACCTCGATGTAAACCTTCTTGGTGAATGTTGACTTGTGATGCATGTCTACCTGCAAGCATGTCAGTCATGACAGCTTCAAAGCGTTCACCAAACCCTGTATCAGGGTTAAGCATTAAGTCTTCTCGAGCATTTAGTTCGGAAGATGCATCAATACGTTCTTGTTCTTTGAGTGCTTCTTCTAATACATACTCAGCAATCTGCTGCTTAAGCGTATGGATTTCACAAGCAAGCTCAAAGCTTTCAAGGTAACTGTCGTGGTCAACAAAGACACCGACGTGCTGTGGGATGAGATGAAATGGATTGCAGCAATACTTTTCACCGCAAGTAGTTTTGACTCCTGTATAGCCTAAATCTCCCCAAGTGAACCACATAGCAACGCGTTGTGGATGATGTTGAGTCGAGCTAGCAAGCCCATGCCTACGCCAGGAGAACTGTGGTTGCTTGGTGCGTTTGTTAATGCAGCCATTCCACATCCAGCAGTCGTCAGGGTTACTGATATCTACTTGAGACCAAAACTTTAGAGCACGTTTACGGTGCTTCTTTAACAAGCGGTCAATGTCAAAAGACATTCGACCTTCACGAGCAGATGCAACACAACGAGTACACGCTTGGTGACTGTCGTATCGCATGCTGTGAGTAGAGAACCTACCTAACGAGTGACCTGTATATAGACAAAGCTCACCCTCTTCTGCAGTGTTAGAGAGTTGAGTTACGCGTCTACCGTAAGCGTGACCACCACGCTTCTTAGAGGGTTGAGCTTCAGCCATTAGAATTCTCCTTCAGGTTTTACATGAGTACCACCGTGGTGTGGGTATTGCTGAGCGATAGGTAGTGCTTGCATTTGATGGCTAAGTTTGTATTCATAACGAGTACTATTTTCATACTTGATACGAACAAGCTTTGCGCGAGGTGTGTAGTACTCAGGGCGACCTACAACCAGTGCAGTCCTGCCTTCAATGTCAACACGCAAGCCAATTTTGATGTCATTTGAATTCATTATATTTTTATTCCGTAGTTAAAGTGTAGTGAAAAAGTGTTATTTGTGTGAGTTAAGGTTCTGTATCAGAGCTTTCACTTAGTTCGTAAGAACAATAGTCATAAGTATCGTCTCCAAACATGATGTGACAAGCTTCATCAAACCCTTCCGCTTCGACAGTGACCTCATCACCGTCGTTGTAATTAATAAAAGTCCAGTACATTAGAAGTCATTAAGGATATGGTCTTCAGTCAGAGGGTCATCTTTAGGACGTTGCCATACACGAACAGACTTAGACTTACCAGTGACTGGGTCTTTACGGGAGGTGACTAGTCGTCGCCATCCCATAGTCTGTAGTACATCAGCAATACGTCTTGCTTCCCTACGACCTTGGTTGCGTGGGTCAAGTTCAAGTGCATGTGTAAGAACATCAGCAGCTGTAACTTCTTCACGGATTGCTACGTAACTAGCAACCTTATCCATCCAGGGGTCAGGGTCACCGAACTCTTGGATGTACTCAGAGATAGCAGCAATCTCACCACTGTTGAACTCGTAGCCTTCTCCACTACGGAATGCGGCTACAGCAGCAGCCCAAAGACTGTCACGCTCTTCAGCTAGTTGCTTCCAGGGAATCTGAAAGCCACCGCCAATCTCAAGTGGTACGAAACGTCTGTTGCCTGTGCTATCTACAAGGAACTGGTTACGGTTAGTAGTACCAATCATCACGAAGCGACGTGGCAACTTAGATGGCAGTGATGCGTATGGGTAACGCACTTCATCTACTCTGCTAGTCACAAGGTTCTTGAAGTTTTCAATGTTCCTGATGTTGAAGTAGTTATCAATCTCAGGTAGCTCTAGCAGCCAAGCAACGTGCAGTCTGTACTGCTCTTTGATAAGCGTATCTAGTGGGGTAGTAATCTCTGCAAACAACAAGTCAGGGACTAGGTTGCGAGAGAACATAGACTTACCTACACCTTGAGCACCCACGAGGATGGGTAGCCATGACATAGAGCAGCCAGGGTTATAAGCACGAGCAACTGCACCAATCATCATGCGTTGCATAGCGAGAGTAGCAATGCTGTGCTTGTTACCTAGGAAGATTTCACCAACCTTGTCCCAATCTTTGTGAGGCTTTGCATGAGCAGCACAGTGGTCAAGGTAACGACGGATGGGACAGTAGCTATTCTTCTGCGCTGCATATTGAATAGCAGATTTAATGCGTGGCTCAGGGATAAATATCCCGTGCTCGCATGCCATCTTAGTAGTCATTAAGTCAAGGTCATTACCTTGAAGTGCAATCGTTTTACCTTGAGCATCAGTGTACTCAATAGCATTAGTGAGCTCATTCTTACGTAAGTCAGTGAGAATAGTTCTTACTTTCTCTACATCAGCTTCACGCTCCTTAGCAGCATCTTCACTACTTTTCTTTGGACGGCCCCGCTTCTTGACCTCTTTCGAGTCAGGTAACGGTTCTGGTTCAAACTCCATATGGTTTTCTCCTTTAGCATGGGAAATGACATCATCAAAACTAACAAGTGGATCTGTTTCTGTATAACCAACAGCGCCACCTACAGCACCAAACTTAAGTTCAGGTGGTAGGTGTCTAGTCCAGTTAGCATCTTGCTTCTTTGCAAGCGAATATAGTTTAGTATGACCTGCATACTTACCGAGACCTTTCCATTTAAAAGGTCTAATGTTTTCTTCTTTGTGACCATGATGACCACGGATAACCCAGTCAACCCAGTCATCAAATAAGACGCCACCTACACCAGCGCAGGCAGCCATGACGGGCACGTAGTAAGACTCGTACTCATCGTCGCTAGTAGGCTCCAGGAACTCACGTAGGAGCCACTGACAGCGTCGTACATCAATGTCTTCACAATCAGTACGTACGAAATCCGCAGGCTCTTCGTAGTCAATATCAGCCAGCAAGAAAGCGGGAACCATCGCGCCATCATTAAGACGGCTAGTAGTACTTGAGCTGCCATACCAAAGGCGCTCAGGCTTTTGACCACAGTTATCTTTAAGCGATTCAAGTCCAAGGTCTGCTAGCAATCGGTTGACAATCAACCAGTAAGCACCACGGTGTTGTGATGCTGATTCCAAATCAGTCTCTAGTGGAAACAAAGCACGGAACCTGTGCTCTTTATCGCTATGACTTGCAGATGTATAGGTGGCTAAGCACCAGTCACGTGCAGTCTGAGTAGCCCAGAAAGCATCGAGTGTTGTATCACCGTCAATATCAATAACGATAAGGTTGCTACCTGCTGCATTGTCTGCATTCCGATAGCGTTCAATAAAATGGGTTGAACACCAGCCGTAGCCTTTGTCAACCCACCCAAGTAGATAGTCAATATCTACTAGTACATTTTTCCAACCCCTAGCTACAAGCTGTGGGTTCTCTTTGTTGACACAGTTTTTGTTAACTGCAATCTTTAGTATCTTCTTCGTCATCTCCTATGCTATGAAATTGTTTACATCGTGTCAGGAACTTAGCTTCGAATCTATCAAGCTGGTCGCTATCAATAAAGATGCCTTGAGATATCTCAGGTGTAGAGACAATAATCAAAGCAACATCACATTTATAACCAGTACGCTCAAATAATGCAAGGCGGTAAGCCGCCATTTGTTGTGCACACTTTTGGTACTTCCTGAATCCACCGAAGCCCATACGGTCACCCTTCTCTGGGAAGCAGTTCATGTATGGACCGTTGCTTGTCTTGAAGTCAGCGATGATTTTGACACCCCCGATTTCTCCAATCAAGTCAGGACAACCAGCATATAAATGCTCAGTGCTCCAGACATATGCAACTTCTCTGTCGTCACTACGCAAGTGATTCCAGTCAGGGCGAAGTGGACGCTCGCTCCAATGTATGGTATCAAACCAATCAAGATATGGTGTTAACCCTGACCAGAAGTCTTGATATTCTTCAGGTACACCTGGGTCCAATCCACGAAGGTAGTTTTCACAACCTAAGTGAATAGCAGAGCCCCGTTTAGATGCAGCTTCAAGTGCACCAGGATTATTTTTCTGCCAAGTTCTTAGACCTGCTTTAGATTTTTCTGTTTCGGTAGCCGATAGAACTGTAGTAACAGAAGGCATGTACAAACCAGAACAGAGATACTTACGGTAACCCTGTGCAGTTTGAATCCTGTACGGTTTTTCTTTAGGACCTAGGTTCTCATCAGACATTAGTAATCTTCGTCAGTCATTTGCTCTTGGAAGTTCTGGCTATACGTTGCGCCTGTATCTGTAGGTGTGGTTTGCTGTTGAAACATTTGATACATCTGCCCCACTGCATTGCCCTACTGCTTCTGATACTTGACCCATTGCATCTACTTTCTGGCTAAGTACAGCAACTTCTTGACGTAGTGCAATTACATGGTCCATCAACGAGGGAGGGCGTACAACAGGAGCCGGAGGCTGTAGTACAGGGTTAGGCACAGTAGGAACAAGCCCAGGAGCTCCAGGATTAACGGCATTAGCTTTTGCTTTCTCAATAATGTCTGCGATGCGTGCTTGCATTTCAGGTGGCAAGCCTTCGGTATTAATGTTGGTCATTAGAATTCATCCTTGAGTTGTTTGGTTACGATTTCGCCTACAAGTTCTTCGAATGCACGGCGGAGTTCATACTCCAAGTCATCACGGTCAGCTTTTGCACGGCTTACAGTCATTGGTGGAAGTTGAAGTGTGGCAACAGCTTCATGCAGTCCCAATTCGTTTTTGTTTACAGTAAGTTCAATCATTTTCAGTTAGTTTATTAAGTGTTTCAGGTGAGACATTTTTACATTTGTAACCAGGGTAATGTCTCTTAACCCAATGAGGTGCAGCCATTGAACTCATCCAGCTATTAACTGAGACGTATACAATCTCTGCATTCTCATCGACATAGTGTGGTCGGTAGTTACTAGAACTCGGCTTGACTTTCTTCAACTTTTTTCTTAGCAGTAGTAGGTGTTACGTGCGCTCCACGTTTGTCGGTTCCACCAGCTGGAAGACCTTTAGCGTCCACTTGCTTGCCGTCAAAAGGGTCTTTGCCTTCAAAGAAATTAGGTAACCAGATAGTATCTTTTTCTTTTTGCCAGCTTGAAACAATTTTATCTGGGACCTTACGGACTTTTGGTAAAATGCTGTATGAAGTTTCCAGACCGGCTCCCTTGCGGCTAATCTTGATCGAAAAATTAGCAAGTCCATCTTCTGTCCAAGTGTAATCTTCAATCTCTTGAAGAATTTCTGTGAGTTGTTCTCGTAGTGATTTTTGTTCAATGAATAGTACCTCTAAACGTCCACGTGCAGCACTCGTTGCTACCCATGCAAGGAACCGCCGTGGCTTAACGAAGGTGCCGTCAATCTTGGGACGGTCTGGTTTGGACCAGTCGGTTTCACGGGCGATGTCATCCGGTTGCCCAGGGTGACTGCGAGTAACGACGTAACCAGCAAAACCAAGTTCACCGTTATCGCGCACTTTTTCAGATGCGTATTGCCATCCGACGATTGCATGACCTGTGTCGTAGCAACCGAGCAGTCGGAACTCTTCTGATTCGCCATCTTTTAGTGAGCTAGGTTTCCAATAAGGTTGTGCTTCTTTAGTTTCAATTTTGTCTTTAGGACCCTCCAGCATTTCTGGGGGTAGAACTTGTAGCGTCATATTTTTATTATTTAGACTCTACAAATATAAGTAATACAATAGATAAATGTGAGCTAAATAAATATGAGATTAGCAGGCGCTATACCTAACGATGTAATGCAACTAATTGCACGTGCAGGTGATAATGAATCTAGTTGGCCGTCAATACTGAGACCATCACCATCACAGGTACCTGACTACAGATACGACGAACATATGAGAGAACATGTACCAAACATTCCATTGAAACCGGCTTGAAAATTTTTGGCATTAAAAAAGGCCTCGCACGAGAGCCATTTGGGGTATACCTAGTCAGTCAAACCAACATCAGTAATCGGGAACGGGGTCGACTTCTGCATATCCTTTTGCAGAGCCTGTTGCTGCTTTTCGGCTTCCTTGCTCACGGTCCTTTCTAGTCGTGAAGTCATTTGCAACGATTGCTCGATAAGGGGAAGTGTCGCCCTCTTTGCGATACTCACGCAGATAACCTTGGACGCAGATAGGACGCCCTTTACGGACTCTTTCAGTGAGCTTACTTTTTCGTGAATCATGGGTCTCCATAAATAGCCAGGTAGTTACATCACTATTATCTAATGTCGTTCCAATCTTAATAGCAATTTGAGAGTTCTTACGTTCTTTGATTTCATCTGAACCAAAGAATGCATTACCCAGGACTACCTGGTTACAGAACATGTCTTGTGGAATATTAGGTTCAATCGTAGTAACAATCAAATCCATAGGCTGACTGGTGTCATCGCTGAATACAAGGTTGCCAGTAATCAACGCACGGGTGCCTTGTTTCCATCCACCAAACGTTTCTAGTTTGGGTCCTGGACGGTTATAGCAGAGGAGGCGAAGCTTGACCTCTCCAGCACTATTGCCAGAGGGGATAACAGCATCAGCACCGCTATAGTCAAGCCCATAAGCGTTGATCGGATTTGCAACGAAGTCTCGTAGTTCAACGGTTGCTGCAATAAAGTTCATTATTTATAGTCATTGGTCAGCCTCTAATATAAGCACTTAACCCCACATTGCGCGAGCAATATTTGGAAGTTGAGTATCAAGAATTTCACCAACACTACGAGCAATTGACATATGCTCTCGCTGTGTACCGTTGTCACCGCGTAGGTCAATGTAATGGAGCCAGCTACGAATAGTGCCTGACATATACAGACGAGTCACAGTGTTGATAGGCAAGACAGAACGTGCACATTCTTTAGCTACACCAGAGTGAAGCAAGGATTCATACAGCTCAACACCTTGACGGAAGTGAGCATCAATACGGTCTTCGTAGTACTCAGCAGTTTCACTTGCAAGGTCATCAATAGAGTTCTGCCTGTTCTCTTCATCTTGACGACGGAGCTTTGGCAGCACAGTCGCAAAGGTATCAGTAGGAATAGCGTACCGTTGTGAGAACTCTTGGAAAGAGAAGCTACGGTGACGCAGAATTTGTGGAGAGATGGCACGTGTAGTGTGAATCTCAACGCACATAGACGCCATTTCAAATGGTGACCAGTGCTTGTGCTTGATTAGATAACGCAACAACCGTTCTGAGTCAGGGTTATCTTCATTCTTAGGGTTAGAGACACGGGCAATCTTTGCGATTAGTGCCTCAGCATCTGGTGTAACCCAGATAAGTTTAGCGTCGTGCATTATTTATAGGAGTTAATTAAGACTCGTAGTTGTTTAACAGTACAGTGTTCTGCTTTCTGCTTAACAATAGTAACGAGTTTATCAATGTAGTCTTGTTTAGTCATCGTTAGTTTTAATTTTGCCGTATAGATTTGGCCTTACGATTGCCGTAGCCAGACTGAATGCTTAACTACTTTGCCAGTACCTTTAAGCTTATCAAAGTAAGCATCAAAGATATCAACCATAGTGTAGGCACGAACAGCATCTACAAGGGTTTTGTCTTTGATTTCATATGTAACAATATGAGTGTCAGCAGGCAATCCTTTGTCATCAAATTTTTCTAGGTCAAGTTCTTGCTCTAGGATTTGAATCTTTTGTTTATCTTTACCGGCGAATTCAAGTATAGGTGTCATTTAAAAATAGACTTTAGTTTAGTTAGTACGTTTTCATTTTTGGACGTAACAACTTGAGTAGTCACAGCAGGACTAATCAAGTACATAGGAGGGTGAGAATGAATAAATGTTTGTCTCACATAAGTTTTTAGCTCGTCAACAGTCACATCATTCAAGTGATTGACAATGCAACCACTTGATAGCTCTTCAGTTAAATCATACAGTGCTGATGTATCTAATGAAGAGAGATGTAATTCGTAAGCTTTATATAAGCGTCTAGCTAATTCTTTTTTCTTAAGCATATTGTGGTAGGTTTTGATTAGCAGTCTCAAAGAATGCAGGCATACGGCTAGCGCGTGTCTCGGCTAGACCTTCTGCTTTCCCTCTTGTGTAGAGAGAATCTGAACTTGCAAGCCAGAAGTTACTGGACAGATGCTTGTGATCAGCTTCCCCCTTGAGGGACTGAAGGCACCATGCGACCGTAGCGCGGCGGAGATTGTTGAGGGTCTTGTCAGATTTAAGACCGAGCGCTTCACATACAAGCGTGTTGGCGGCAACATGCGTCTGTTCGTCTCGGCTGATATCCGCACTTGTCGTACGCAATCCTGTATCTCCCAGGAAGCGGAAGATGGGAAGCAGTACAAAGAAGACGGAGCGTTCGAGGACAACAGCCTTGAGTACTGGGTGTCTATCCAGTTCAAGCCACGTCTTGCAAATGTGTGCAGCCTCCTTCTCAAACCGAGGGGAGACTCCATGCGCTGCAGCAGCGAAATTGAGGGCAATATCATGGTTTTCTTCGTCAACAACGTTAGAAGCAAGCAACTCCTTGCAACCTTTCACATCAGGTAGGTCGCCTTTCATAGCATCGCTAATGAAGTCACCCACTGGGATTTCAAGGCAACGAAGTGCTAGTGCTCGTTGAATGACTTCTTCGCCACCATTAAGTAGCTGACCAGCAGATACTTGGACAGGAGTCCAGGTACGCTTGCGCTGGTGAAGATGAATGTAAGGAGTTTCTGCTTTCATTGGTTTTATGTATAAGGGTTTATTCAGCGCAGCCAACACAGGCTGCTGGATCATTAAATACGTTAATGATGTCATCATCGGCGTCGTCGTCATTAAAGCCGAACATCTCACCGAAGTTACCGTCAAGTGCTGCTAGAGCATCATCTTTTGCCTGCGTGTTCTGCATGACTTGCAAGCTGTAGTACAGCGAAGTCTGTGGAGAATCAAGCCATGCTTCAATAAAGTCGTCGTCGTACTGAACAACGTCGCTCCATGAGTTGAAGCTATAGCCATGCGCTAAGCCAGTGCGATTAATCATTTCCATGATTCCATCAACTACACGGCGATAGTCTTCCCAGCCAACAGATTCAGCTGTTTCAACATCTCCGTAGTCGAAAGTTTCGACACCGAATGTAGAGCTGTCCCTATCCACTGTGCGCCCGATTGGCGGTGCAAGTTCGGGGGCTGTGGTATAGCCAGCTCGGTCTGTGTAACGGTAACTGCAAGAGGCAGTGGGAGCAATAGCGAAGGCACGGTCCATGTTTGCGGCTCGTGCTACTTCTGCTGCTGCATCAATTCCTGCTTGTAGCTGTGTAACTATCTTACGTGCAGCTGGAGTCGTAATGTAATCACCTTCAGGGTAGTGATGAGCAGTCAATGCTTCACCAAACTGAGCGTATGTAACTCCTTCCAGCGCAAGCAAGTTAGCTAGTCCAAGCATGCCGAGACCAACTTGACGGTCTTCTTCTTGAGAAAGATACTCGCCAGTTTTCTCAACACCAGTAGTTGGATGTAATGCACAGAGCTCTGCCATGCCTGCAGTAAATGCACCAGGCAGCTCTTCTGGAGTACAAGCACCAACGTTGATGTGCTCTAAAAGACAAGTGCCCCTTGATCTTAAGGAAGACTTCGAGGCACACGTTCGCGTAAATCCGTTCGCCTTTTTGATCTCTTTTGATTTTGGCGAGCCAGATATCACCGCGTGCAATGCCTTTAAGGATTGCTTCTTTGACTACGGGGTTTGCCATGTCCCACATAACAGGAGACAAGTCAATACATCGTTTAGCCCAAGGGATTTCATTCCTAGGCATATCAATAAAGTCCAGAATGTCTGGATGATTGAGGTCAAGATGGAGAACTACTGCTCCGTTCTTGTATACGCCTCCGCGTCGGAGTTGTTCGTTAAGACAACTATAGATTTTTCCAAATGAGCACGGGCCACTCGCAACGAGTCCTGACCCGTTATCTGTGCCAGCAGGTCTAATCTTAGAGAGATGGACTGCAACTCCTGCTCCAAATCGTAGAGCATGGCTGACAAATCGCCAGCTGGCTTCAATGCCGTTGGGTCCCTCCATACTGTCTTCAACAACAAAGACTGTGCAACTGACAGGAAGTCGGCTACTCGGGTCATCAATCCAGTTTTGAACTCGTCCAGTCCGGGCAATGACATTATTTTCCATTTGTATCGTAATAGTTAAGTTGTGGTTGAGGTAGACAATCAGCTAAGTCTGGTGGCTGATAGTTAGGTCCTTTCAAGACCTTGCCGTCTTCGCGATAGATTGGCTTTCCTTGTTCATCTAGTTTACTGAGATTAGATTCAAAGACGAGGGTCATTGCCTTATCTAAATCAATGTTATAAGTAGCAGCAAACTGATAGCAAACAAAGACAAGATCTGATAATTCTTTGACTAACTCCTCTCTACGCCTAGGGTCTTCGGGGTCAGCAAAGCATTCATCTGCAGCAACTAAGAACTCACCAGCTTCCTCTCTAACGAGACGAGTCTGCATATCCCATAGTTTCTTTTTGATGAAACCATAACGTGAAATATTAGGCAATACTTCTTGATTAAAGGTTTCGCGGAACTTTCGTGCTTGTTCTAGTAGTGACATTTATTTCTCTCTGAGTGTAATGCGACCTCGGTCAAGGTCATAAGGACTGAGTTCTACGGTGACAGTGTCACCAACAAGAAGTTGAATTTTGCGTGTAATTAGTTTACCTGAAGCACGGCATAGACATACATGTCCAGCAGGGTCTTCAAGTTCAACACGGAAATATCCATTGCCATCTTCACGAAGGATTGAACCTCTCGCTGATATTACATTAGCTTTAGCCATTTAAAATCCTTTACCAGATTTACTCTTATCTTTTTTTGGTTCATATCCCAGTGATACCTTGAGCAATTGCTCATCAGTTTCACGAGAAAGCAGTGCACACATTTGGTCTACCGCCATAGCGAATATACCTGCGTCTGATAACTGTCTTACTCTGTGTTGGGCTAAATCAAATATAAGCTCTTCGCGTTCGATCTGTGTCATTAGTTGTAAGTCTATTTTCAAATTGATGGTGAGTTGTAATATCAACAGGGTCGTCCCACATCTGCATACCTACAGATTTGAAGTAGCGAGTAGTGACAATTCTGTTGTTAACTACGTGTTCATAACGAAGGCAGTCATAGTGACCACCTCCGCTATTAGATTCCCAGTGCCAATCGAGGTGCTCTTCTGTATTAACTTCACAAGGAGCAGCATCTTCACCGTCACTCATATCGTTGTAGTAAAACCAACCACGCCAGTAGTCGTCTTCATTTAAGGTGAGGACTTCTAACCAGTCAGCTTCAGTATCTTCTAGATATCTATCGTATGCATACTCAGCATCTGGTTCAGCACAGTCAGGTATTAGGCAGTCAATATGAGGATCATCAGAATGGATAATTCCGTAAACGTATTTTATCATTCAGGATGTGCGTAAGTGTAAGCGTCTAGCGTTGCTTGTAGATGTTCGATGATGCTGTTAGCTCCAACGAATCTTTCAACTGACTGCTCGACATAGTCGCAGTCTTCGTCGCCATCGGCATCGAGTTGGCAAGCGACCTCCTCATGTACAACAACGAGTGTTGGTGTAAGGTCCACCGATAACTCCTCTGCAAGCGCCGTACGAGCGCCTGAGGCCGTCTTAAGAGGCACAAAGTGGAGTTCAGCTTGCTCAGCTTCCGTGAGAGTTTGGACGTGGTCCTTGAGGCGTGTGCAGGGAGCACAAGACTCTTGAGTAAATACATAGAGTTCGTAAGTTTTCATCATTGATTAAGCAGGTGTTCCGTCGGTGTAATAAAAACCACCGATACAGTTCTCATCATTTGATATTACTAAATGTCGAGCGTGTTGGTAACACTTCATACCCATATGATATGAAATCATGACAGGTTCACCGACATTTACTTGGTCTAAGCGACTGCATAAAATCAAACGATTAGAGGGTGGCTTACGTTTGTATTGAATCTCAGCTTCATAGCCGAGATGTGTGTCTTCTTCCATAGTGTTTGGGTTGAAGACAGTACGAATTTCAGGAGCAGTCACAGGGATTGCTTCCATTTCACTGTTGAGTTTAAACATTAGTTTGAGGTAGCAAGTTTGGTAGCAAGATCACTGATTGATTCGTGCCCGTATTCACGAGCGGCTAGACGACCTTGTTCAAAGTCATCAGATTCAATTGTTCCTTTGAAGTAGCGATAGAAGAAATCAACTGCTTGGACGGCAATCAATTGCTCTTCATCAGTCAGGATTACGTGATGGTTAATTGTCATCTTCAAACATTGGTTTGGGTGAGCAGCGAATAACACGACGACAATCAGGGCAGAGCTCGATTGTGTTGCTAATCGCTACTCGTGTATCAGTAGCGGTGACTACAAAGTCTTGCTTGTCACCTTCTTTATCTATATAGACAACGTCGTAGTCTTTCATCAAGTGTTAGGTAAATGTAATTTCAAAGGTGGCAGATACTTTTTCTCAGCAAGGTAGACTTCGACTTCCTTTCGCTGGTCCATAGTGAGATAAGCAAACATGATGTTGAGTATCTGGTTGAGATAGACCGTAGGAAACTCTGGTGAGTCTTGGGCCAATGCTGCGTGGCACAGCAGTACGACATCGAGCACGTCATAGTCAGGTACTTTGTCAATCGGTGGCATGAATTAGCTCCAGGTATTCAGTTGGATGGTTATGGAAATACTCAATGAGTTCAATGAGTCTTCGAGCAGTCATGTGCTCGGAATCAATACTGAGATGAAGCAACACACCAGTTAGATACCGATGTGCTGCATGTAACTCAGTCGCAGCTGAGCTAACCATTCAGAAGTCGAGTGCTTCCTCGATAGTGGTAGTGGGCTCAGACACAGACACAGGCTGTACAGCACCACCAGTGACAGAGTTGTTGATAATCTCAACAGCGTCACGCATGATTTTGAGCGTACGGTCTGCATCACGGTCAGCCTTGGCTTCCTTGAGCTGGTCAGTCAGCATCTGACAGGACATCTTGTTACCCGCTTGGCGGATAGCAGAGAAGCAAGGACGCATCTGTGAAGTACCTTTCCAAGTGTCAAGGGTGAAGGTCTGGTCAAGAGAGAACTCGTTGAAGCAAGCCATCAAGCCAGACACCAGGTACTGAGACCACAGTGTGTTGAGACCAGAGGTAAGCATTACTTGCCGACCTGCAGTGGACTCGATGTAGACGTTGAGCTTGGTGGCATTGAATGCACCGACGCCGTCAGCAACAGTCAGTCCGACAAGACGAACGTTGGCGAGACGAGTGAGTGGCTTGCCAGAGGGAAGCATCAAGGCAGATGGAGTCTGCTCTTCGCCTAGATACTGGAAGAACACAGCATCTGATTCTTTGTTGAGGCCAATGCCAATCATCATGTCAACGCTGGATGAGCCTACCAACCATCTCGGTGATGAGATCGGTAGCAAGAGCGTTGGATGTAGGAGCAGTGGTTACGGTCATGTGAGTGTATGTAAGTGAACAAGCCCATAAGGGCACAGTGGAAATAGAGCGCCCGCTAGAGGCGGGCATAGGTGGTTATTCGATTGCGGTCTGGGTCTTCAGCCGCTAAACGGTTTGCTTGTGCTTGGCATCTATCAGCTACTAGTTGATAGACACGCAAAGGGTCTTCAGCTTCATGCTGAATAAGCAGCTGCTCTACAAAGTGCATGAAGAGGTCTGCAAGTTTTACAGTGTCAATCAAGCTGCAGCCAGCTCCCCTTTGAGCTCAGCAATCTTTGCTGTAGCCAGACACTCAATAACTGTCCAAGCGAGTTCGCCTGACAGCATCTGTTGGTCGCAAGCGTACTCAACTGTGTCTTCAATGACACTGGTCAATTCGTCAAGCTGTTCGCGTGAGATATCCATTTGATTTTGAGATATATGTGTTCAAGCCCAATCGCCGGGCACTCCAATAATATAGCGCCCGAGAGGGCGCATATGACTATTCAATTGTTTAACTTAATCAGAAGATTCCAGGGAATCAACTGTCCGGTAACTGCGTATGCGCCGATGGCAGCAATGACGCCAAGCATGGCTACGCGTCCGTTTAGTTTTTCAGCAAATTCGTTGTGTGGCATGGTGTTCTCCTGAATGTACATAGTGGGTTCTGTGGCGTATACGTTTGTGCGTCCGCCGTCTTCTGTAACTGTCGTCATTTTGTATGTAATGTTTTGTTAAGTGTCTTAAGTATATCTTCATATTCCTCGTAACGGGGGTTTCTGATAGATATATTTCTCTGCATGTAATAGACAACTGCAGCACGAATATCGTTTAGTTGTTGTTGGTCAAATTCCATTACATCTAAGCTGATTGTTTTAATCATAATGTTTTCTGTAAAGACTCAACGGTGTTCTTTAAGTTACCAACATCTCTTAACCCTTCGGCAGAGAACCATGGAGCATTAGCCCAACTAAAGCCAACGCCCATAGTGCTGTCTGGTGCTGTGATGTACCAATGACATTGAACGTCAGGCACATCAACAGCGCACTTACTCCAGTCATCGCTCCACTGTGGGACTTGAACCCACAGCACAGCAGCGAATATAAAACTGAAGAGTGCTTTAATCACAGCGCATTACCTCTAGGTAGAACTTCTTCTGGGAAAATAAAGTTCTCGTGTGGCTGGTCAACAGGTGCCAACCATGCACGTAAGCCTTCATTTAACAAGATGTTCTTAGTGTAAAAGGTTTCGAACTCAGGGTCTTCTGCTGCTCGTATCTCTTGGCTTACAAAATCGTAAGCACGAAGATTAAGAGCCAGACCGATAATACCAATGGAGCTAGTCCATAGCCCCATAACAGGTACAAACAGCATAAAGAAGTGAAGCCAGCGCTTATTACTGAAAGCAATACCGAAGATTTGCGACCAAAAGCGATTGGCAGTAACCATCGAATAAGTCTCCTCTTCTTGCGTGCTATCAAATGCCTTAAAGGTATTAGCCTGTTCGCCATCTTCATACAGTGTGTTCTCTACAGTTACGCCATGAATGGCAGACAGCAGAGCACCACCAAGGATGCCAGCTACTCCCATCATGTGGAATGGATTGAGCGTCCAGTTATGGAAGCCTTGTAAGAACAGAAGGAAGCGGAAGATTGCTGCGACACCAAATGATGGTGCGAAGAACCAGCTGCTCTGTCCTAGTGGATAGATAAGGAATACGCTGACGAATACAGCGATAGGTCCAGAGAATGCAATTGCGTTGTACGGACGGATGCCGACAAGTCTGCTGATTTCGAATTGCCGAAGCATGAAACCAATCAGTGCAAATGCACCGTGGAGAGCAACAAAGGCCCAAAGCCCTCCAAGTTGACACCAGCGGACGAAGTCGCCCTGAGACTCAGGACCCCAAAGTAAAAGAAGAGAATGACCCATAGCATCAGCAGGCGTTGACACAGCTGACGTGAGAAAATTAGCGCCTTCAAGGTAAGAAGACGCCAACCCATGGGTATACCAGCTTGTGACAAAGGTCGTGCCAGTAAGCCAGCCACCAATGGCCAGATAAGCAGTAGGTAGAAGTAGGAGTCCAGACCAGCCAATAAAGACGAAGCGATCGCGTTTAAGCCAGTCGTCAATAAGGTCAAAGTATCCTCTCCTAGGTGCGGTTAATGTTGCAGGTTGTCATTGTGATAACTCCAGATAAAAGGTTGTTTGATCTGAAGGTGCGTTCTCATAAGACGAGATATCACCGTATGTTTTGTGGTCTTTGTAACCAACCATGCCGCCCTTTAGTGTTCTGCAGGGCAGGCATAAAAACAATCAGAAGGAAGATTGCTGGTGCACCGACAAGTAGTGCGCCACCAATAACGTAGTAAGTAATCAGTTCAATCATTAGATATAATTTTGTATTAAAAAGCCCCACAGAAGTGAGGCTGTAATGAAGACAACAACTATTAGATACTAGCCAATAGAAGGTGCTGTTAGGGCAACTGGGGTAGATTCAGCAGCTGCCAAATCCAGAGGGAAATTATGGGCGTTTCTCTCATGCATCACTTCCATACCGAGACCAGCGCGGTTCAGTACGTCTGCCCAGGTGTTGAGGACTCGACCTTGACCGTCTGCAATTGACTGGTTGAAGTTGAAACCATTGAGGTTAAAAGCCATGGTGCTAACACCAAGAGCTGTAAACCAGATACCAACCACTGGCCAAGCAGCAAGGAAGAAGTGAAGGCTACGGCTGTTGTTAAAAGAAGCGTATTGGAAGATAAGTCGACCAAAGTAGCCATGAGCGGCAACGATGTTGTAGGTCTCTTCTTCTTGTCCGAACTTGTAGCCATAGTTTTGTGATTCAGTTTCAGTGGTTTCACGCACCAAGGAACTGGTAACGAGTGAGCCGTGCATTGCAGAGAACAGTGAGCCACCGAATACACCTGCTACTCCCAACATGTGGAAGGGGTGCATGAGGATGTTGTGCTCTGCTTGGAACACCAACATGTAGTTGAATGTGCCAGAGATGCCAAGCGGCATTGCGTCAGAGAAAGAACCCTGACCAAAGGGATAGACGAGGAAGACTGCGGATGCTGCTGCAACAGGTGCAGAGTAAGCAACGCAAATCCATGGGCGCATACCTAACCGGTAGCTAAGTTCCCATTCGCGTCCCATGTAAGCGTAGATACCGATGAGGAAGTGGAACACAACGAGCTGGAAGGGTCCGCCGTTGTAGAGCCATTCGTCAAGAGTGGCCGCCTCCCAAACTGGGTAGAAATGCAGTCCGATTGCGTTCGAAGACGGGACAACTGCTCCTGAAATAATGTTATTTCCGTAAAGGAGCGATCCAGCAACTGGTTCACGAATGCCATCGATATCTACAGGGGGTGCGCCAACGAAGGCGATAATGAAGCAGATGGTTGCAGCAAGCAACGTAGGAATCATCAACACGCCAAACCAGCCCACATAGAGGCGGTTGTCAGTTGATGTAACCCACTTGCAAAACTGCTCCCAGTTAGAAGTAGCGCCAGAGCGCTGTAATACTGTTGAAGCCATTGAATTAATGCGGTGTTTTGTTTATTGGGTTAGTACTCAGGTGTGGTTAACCTTACTTAACAATCATAGCTTGATTGTTTGCAAATAGACACAGTAGATATACTTAAAGGTCTAAATCTTGTGTTCTAATTTTATAGTCTCGTTCGAAGTCTCGTGCTTCTTTACGTTCTTTCAGCTCGTGTTCAAGGTGTTGAATAAATCCTTTAGTCGATTCACGTTTAATAGTTTTAGACATTCTTTTCTCCTGTTTAATAACAGTCAGGAGCAGGGAATGCTCCCAACTATATTTACTTTATCAGTGAACTCACACAGATGGGATTATAGATAAGTAAAGCTTACATAATCTACACCGGGATGAGTTAATCCGATTTGTTTTGCAGCTCCGTACGATAAATCAAGCTCACGAGCACCAATATAGGGACCGCGATCATTGATACGTACATCCACGCATCCTTGGTAGCAAACACGTAGTTTTGTACCGAAAGGTAGCGACTTATGTGCGGCGGTAAGTCCGTACATATCGTAAGTCTCGCCGTTGGCTGTGGTCCTGCCGTGGAAATAGCCACCGTACCAGGAAGAAAGCATTGAGCCTCCTGCTTGGACGGATGAGCCAACACTGAGCAAGGCAGCAGCAGCGATAGCAGAGATAGATTTAATAAACATTTAGTTAGTATCATTATTTACCAAACCTTAAGTTAACAGATAGGGAGCACAATTATGTACTCCCAATCATATAACTAGCACTTAGTCTTCGTGCTCGGTTTATTTAAAGCGTCACACCAGGCATACACGTCGTCGTAACCGTGGTTCTTCAAATATTTTGAGAGCATCAGCTAATAAGCAGAGTTCTTTGTAGCCAAAGATTTCTCCGCAGTCTTTGAGGTCGTGACAGTAGGCATAGCAGCCCCATCGGTCAACTGAGTAGCCGATGATGTCAATGAACAAGCAATAGGGATTAAGACCAGTGTCGAAGTTGAGTGACCAATCGTGGAGCTCCTCAATCGC